ATAGGTTCTTCCATTGGTAACATATTCCAATACGAGTTGATGCAATCTGAAAAATCTCAATTGCAAGGTGCTAGACAGCTCGCTGATGCTAAAGCTATGGAAACCCTTTCTGATATTGATTGGGGTAAACTTACTGATGAGACTCGTAATTATTTGAGGTCTACCGGTTTGGCGCGTGCTCAGCTTGGTTATGCTAAGGAGCAACAGGAAGCTGATAATATGGCAATGACAGGTCTTATTATGCGTGCTCAACGTTCTGGTATGCTTCTTGACAATGAGGCTAAAGGTATTATGAATAAGTATCTTGACCAACAGCAACAGATTGATTTGAACGTTAAGGCTGCGGACTACTACCAGCGTATGTCTTCTGGCTATCTTTCTTATGCTGAAGCTAAAAAGGCTTTAGCTGAAGAAGCTTTGGCAGCTGCTCGTACGCGTGGTCAGAATATTTCTAATAAGGTTGCCTCTCGTATTGCTGAGTCTCAAATTGCCGCTAATATTGCGGCTAATCAATCTTCTGCCGCTTATCATAATGAGGAGCTAAGACTTGGTCTTCCTCAGGACAATGCTCGAAGCAAGAATATTGAGGAATGGTATCGCTCTAGAAATGAAAAGAAAAGGTATCAGTATTATGATGCTGATAAATGGGTCGGATATGGTACTAGTATTGGTAATACTGTAGGTAATTTCTTGCCTCATAGGGTTATTTCTACTAAGCGTTAGTATTTGTTTGTAGTTTTTTTTGTCCCGGTTCGTAGTGATACGCGCCGGGTTTTGTTTTTTTGGAGTAACTTCCGGCAACCGCGCGTAGCGTGGTTATACACCTACTGAATTCCGGGAGACTCGTCGACTGGAATCAGAGCCGTTAGGCTATAGTACTGCCATCCTAAAAACTTGACGCTTGCAACGCGTAGGCAATCTCCTGGAGAGCTCCTCTCTGCCGTCGCCGCTAAACACCTAAAATATAAATTGGCGAAGCCTACATGAGTTTGCCCGAAGGGAAAGCGATTTACCTCATCGCTTTCAGTCTCCTCCTTGTCTTATAGACGCAAACTCACAGACCAGCCTGCCACCCGTATAGCTTATTGTTTTTTAATGTTAATAATATATGCTCATATTTGTTTTTTTCAAATTCTTATTTATATCTTTGCTCTGTCTTTAAAAAAACAATGTCTAATTTAAATTTTTAAGTTTATGGAAAAGTATTATTTGTGTTCTGTTCAGTCGAAGACTAATCCTAATAAGAATGAAACCATTCTTGTACCTGTTGACGAAATTTCTGATTTCGTTTCTTTAAATCTTCACCAGGATTGTGTTCTTATTGTTTCTTATTGTTCAACTTTTAAATTTAATTATAATGAAGAGTGAAACTAAATCTAAAATTTGGTCTGCAATTATTGCAGCTGCTGTTAGTCTTCTTACGTCTATTTCTCAAATATTTTCGTAAGTCATGAATCCAGGATTAATGCTTTTTATTGATTGGCTTCTCCGCCGGAATATTCATTTTACTGTTACTTCCGCTTTCCGGACTGTAGCACAGAATGATGCGTGTAATGGTTCTAAGAATTCTCAGCATCTGACCGGAGATGCCATTGACCTTAAACCTGTTGATCTTTCGATTGACGAGTTTATTTCGATTGTCAAGAATTCTCCTTTTACTTTCGACCAATTTATAAAATATCGCACATTTGTTCATATTTCCTTTGCTCGTGGTCGCAAGCCTCGTCGTATGGAACTTGATTTTACTGATAGAAAATGATTACCAAGGAATTGCAGAATAAGCTGGTGACTCGTTGTCAGAACCCTCGTACGGTTGTTAACAAGTATACGCATGAGCCTGTTCTTGTGTCTTGTGGCTCTTGTCCTTCTTGTATTCTTCGCCGTTCCGGGATTCAAACAAACTTGCTTAATATTTATTCTGCTCAATTTCGTTATGTTTATTTTGTTACTCTTACTTATGCTCCTCGCTTTCTTCCTACTTTGGAGGTTTCGGTTGTTGAAACTTGTACGGATGATATTGCGGATGTATCCTGTGTTCCCAATATTAATGACCTGGACGCTGGTGACCCTAACACTTATTTGTTTGGTTTTCGCAGCGTTCCTCGTACCTCTTCTGTTAAGTTGAAAAATTCTACTGTTGAGCGTACATTTAAAGACCCGGAGGTAAAGTTTACCTATCCTATGAAGTCCAGGGATTTATTGTCTATTCTTGGTAAGATTAACCATAATATTCCCAATAGAATTCCTTATGTGTGTAATCGTGACCTTGATTTATTTTTGAAACGTTTAAGAAGTTATTACCCAGATGAAAAATTACGTTACTACGCTGTATCAGAATACGGCCCTACCAGTTTCCGCCCGCATTGGCATTTGTTATTGTTTTCCAATTCCGAGCGATTCTCGCAAACTGTTATTGAAAATGTATCTAAAGCTTGGTCTTACGGTCGTTGTGATGCGACACTCTCGAGAGGATTCGCAGCTCCGTATGTTGCGTCGTATGTTAACAGTTTTGTCGCTTTACCCGACTTTTATACTCAGATGCCAAAAGTGGTGCGACCTAAATCCTTCCATTCCATTGGATTTACAGATTCAAATCTCTTTCCTCGAAAGGTACGAATTACCGAAATTGACGAAGTTGCCGATAAGTGCCTTAATGGAGTCTGCGTTGAACGCAATGGGTATTTTCGGGCGATTAAGCCTTCTTGGCCGTATCTCCTTCGATTATTCCCCCGATTTTCGGATGCTATTCGTAAATCTCCATCGAGTATTTACCAGTTATTATTTGCTACGTTCACAGCGCCCGAACGAGTCATTCGTAGCGGATGCTCTGATTTAAGTTGCGATCCTTTTAATCCTAATGCTTTGTTTAAACAAAACATACTTTCTTTTTGTAAGCAATATTTAAATTATGTTGACAATTATGGAAAAGACCATTTCTCCCGACATTTAGTCCTTCCTAAATCGAATTTACCGTCTAGCGATATTCTTATTCTTACTGAATGTCGTCTTTATGATGGTGTTAATTTGGATTCGGCTTTTCGCTTATCCCGCTGCTATCGATTCTTTCTCTCGATGTCTAAATTCTTTCGGACATACTATGATGAACTCGGAGCAAATTTCTACCCCGAATCTGAGCGATATGCCGGCTGCTTTGCGTGTCGAGACAAAACTTTTCGAATCCTCTCCGAATCAATAGTATCCTTTTGGAATCGTTATGACTATAACCGTCTGGTTGATTTTTATCAGACTTTGGAGGATTCCGATGATAAGGATTTGGTTGATTTTGAGCTTCGTAATTATTCGTTTCGTTATAATAGAATTGACTATGGTAAGGAAGCAGAGCCTGATTATCAAAAACTTCCTCTTGTTCGTCGTTTGGCTGCCGCTGCATTGATTAAATGCAGGGATAAGGTTAAACACAAGAGGTTGAATGATTTGTCTGGTATTTTTTCTTACCAGAATTAATATGTTTCACTAAATTATTTTTTTATGGCTTCTTACACTGGAATGTCCAATCTCCAAAATCACCCTCACCGTTCTGGATTTGATATTGGACGTAAAAATGCATTTACTGCGAAAGTTGGTGAGCTTCTTCCTGTTTACTGGGATATTTCTATGCCTGGTGATAAGTACAAGTTTAACGTTGAGTATTTTACCCGTACCCAACCTGTTGAGACTTCTGCTTATACCCGGTTGCGTGAATATTTTGATTTTTATGCTGTGCCGTTGCGTCTTCTCTGGAAGTCTGCTCCTTCTGTGTTGACTCAGATGCAGGATATCAATCAGATCCAGGCTTTGTCTTTGACCCAGAATTTGGCTCTTGGTACTTACTTACCTTCTTTACCTCTCCGATTTTTTTATCAAGCTTTGAGTAGGTTTAATGGAGATAGCGTCAATCCTGGTAATTCTTCTTCTTTAAATAATATGTTTGGTTTTAATCGCGGCGATTTATGCTATAAGCTTTTAAGTTATCTCGGTTATGGTAATTTTGTATCTAATACTCCTTCTTCTGGCAATCGGTGGTGGTCTACAACTTTAAAGAATGCCACTTCTTCTTTTTATACTCAGCAATATATTCAGAATAATGTTGTGAATATTTTCCCTATTCTTGCTTATCAAAAGATTTATCAGGACTTTTTCCGTTGGTCTCAATGGGAAAATGCGAATCCTTCTTCTTACAATGTGGACTATTTTTCTGGTGTTGATCCTTACTTGATTTCTTCTCTTCCCGGTTCTAATGCTGATTACTGGAAGTCAGATACAATGTTTGACCTCAAGTATTGCAATTGGAACAAAGATATGCTGATGGGCGTTCTTCCGAATTCTCAGTTTGGCGACGTTGCTGTGATTGATATTGCTAGTTCTGGAGCTTCTGATGTTATTTTAGGCCGTGATGGTATTAATAGCAAAGTTGGTGTTGCTTCTACCGTCTCTTCTAGTTCGTCTCCAGTTCCTTTCTTTGCTCTTCAGGCTTCTTCTTCTAATACTGTCCCTGTAGGCTCTGTTCTCGGTGTTGATTTGTCTACTCTGCAATCTCAGTTCACTGTTCTTGCTCTTCGTCAGGCTGAAGCTCTGCAGCGTTGGAAGGAAATCAGTCAGTCCGGTGATTCCGATTATCGTGAACAGATTCGCAAGCATTTTGGTGTGAACCTTCCCCAGGCTCTTTCCAATATGTGCACCTATATCGGCGGTATTTCCCGTAACCTTGATATTAGTGAGGTTGTGAATAATAATCTTGCTTCCGAAGGTGATACTGCTGTTATTGCTGGTAAGGGTGTCGGTGCTGGAAATGGTTCTTTCACTTATACTACCAATGAGCATTGTGTCGTTATGTGTATTTATCACGCCGTTCCTCTTCTTGATTACACGATTACCGGTCAGGACGGTCAGCTGCTTGTGACTGATGCCGAGTCTCTCCCGATTCCTGAATTTGATAACATTGGTATGGAAGTTCTTCCTATGACTCAGATTTTCAATTCTCCGAAAGCGTCTATTGTTAATTTGTTCAATGCAGGTTACAATCCCCGCTATTTCAATTGGAAAACTAAGCTTGATGTCATTAACGGTGCGTTTACTACTACTCTTAAATCTTGGGTTTCTCCTGTTACGGAATCTCTCCTTTCCGGATGGTTTGGATTTGGTTACCAGGAAAGTGATGTTAACGAGAATACTCGCGTTGTCTTGAACTACAAATTCTTCAAGGTCAACCCTACTGTTCTTGACCCTATCTTTGGTGTTGCCGCTGATTCTACTTGGGATACTGACCAACTCTTGGTTAATTCCTATATCGGTTGCTATGTTGCCCGTAATTTGTCTCGTGATGGTGTACCTTACTAATTTTTTTTTGTTTTAATTATGATAGGAAAATTCAATTCTTTGGAATCTCTGGAACAAGGTTCTGGACTTATTCCTAATGTTATGCCTGATGCTTTTGCTGTTGCTCCTGAGTTTGATTGTACTGAAGAACTTCGTGTAGAGATTGACGATACTGATGAAACTCGTCCGGTTCGTTATACCTCTGATGTTCGTTTGATTCTTCATACTAAGGACCTGGCTTCCCGTGCTGGTCTTTCTATTGCTTCTAAGTTTGGTCAAAGTAAACAGTCTGCTTCTCAGATCCAGCAGATTATGGATAAGATGTCTGATGATGACCTTCTGGCAACGGTTCGTTCCCGGCATATCCAGGCTCCTTCTGAGATTATTGCCTGGTCTAAGGAATTGGCGGCTTATGCTGAACACCTTGAGACGCAGGCTCAGGATTTGATTGATGCTGAAACCGCTAAACAAGAGGCAGAAAATGCGGATGCTGCTTCCGCTGATACTGCTTCTTCTGAATAATGGGTTTTCTTGGTTCAATTGCTGGTGGTCTCCTTGGTCTTGGTTCTTCTGCGTTTCAGAATTCGCAGAATAGACAGAATGTCCGGGAGACTAACCAGATGAATTATAAAATTAATCAGATGAATAACCAGTTTAACGAGCGTATGGCGATACAGCAGCGTAATTGGCAGGAGAACATGTGGAATAAGGAGAACGCTTATAACACTGCTTCTGCTCAACGTCAACGTCTCGAAGAGGCTGGTTTGAATCCTTATTTGATGATGAATGGAGGTTCACCTGGTGTTGCTCAATCTGCTGGTACTGGTGCTACAGCTTCATCTTCTGGGAATGCTGTCATGCAGCCTTTCCAGGCTGATTATTCTGGCATAGGTTCTTCCATTGGTAACATATTCCAATACGAGTTGATGCAATCTGAAAAATCTCAATTGCAAGGTGCTAGACAGCTCGCTGATGCTAAAGCTATGGAAACCCTTTCTGATATTGATT